AAATCCAGCTGCTCTTCCGTCTCAACTCCCTCCGCTGTCACCTTGGCCCCGATGGCATGGGCCAGTTTGATCGTGGACTCAATGATGGCTTCTGCCTTGTCATTGATGCCGATCTTGCGGACAAATCCGATGTCCAGCTTGATGATGTCAAAATCAAAGGTCTCCAGCATGGACAGGGAACTCATTCCGCTGCCGTAATCGTTCGAATACTCTATGACGAACCTGTCTGACCTGACATTGTAATAGTTGACCTGTGCCAGCATCTTTTCCATGTTCAGTTCGCACTTGTCGTTCTGTCCGAAGTCAATCTTTTCTATGATTTCCTTGTAGGCGGGGTCGTATGTGCGCGTGCCGCTGCCGCGACCAAGAAAGACCGCGTCTTCAGACGGCGTGTCGTCTTCTTCGCCCCAGCCGAACGTACCCCAGAAGCGAATCGGGCCGCATATCATGCCGCCGACGTCAGAAAAGCGCATCACCCAGCCGACACTGTTCAGGACTTCTTCAAGCGCGCTGTACCAGTCTTTGCCTTCAAGTGCGTCGACGCAGACGCAAAGGTTTTCTGCTGTCACATTGCCGTCTTCGCTGATAAGTTCTCTATAGCGGCTGTCGGTGTAAAGCAGATTCAGCGGAAATTCTATCTTCTGCATGGCTGTCTGAATCAGCGTCTTGACGTTTATCAGACCGAAGTCGTCGCCTTCTGCATCGAATTCAAAGTCTTGCAGGTGTCCCAGGTTGTCGCGCGCGGTGACTTTTACTGTGCCGAAGCTGTCAAGACTTTCGCTGTATGAATCCGGCGTGATGTAGCCGCGCCAGGTTTCGTTGCCGTTGTAGAACAGCTTCACAAGGTACAGCGTGCTGTCAGGCGTATAGAATTCAGTCCACTTCGCGCAGCGCCTGTACTTCGCCGTCGTCGCGTCGTAGATGAAGCCGTTCGAATTCGCGCCAGGACAGAACGGATTATCGACAAGACCGAACACAAGCGACGTCTTGACAATAGGCGTCGTGGCGTCGTCCTGTGCGCCTTGTACCTGGAACGCCAGGCCGTCAAGCGCTTCGATTTCGTACGGGCCGAACGGATCGCTTACCCAGTTGCGCCGATGAATTTCAAGACGAACGGTCACGCCTTGTTCATTCGTCAGTTCTTTGTAGTATTTCAGACCGTATGTGCCGCTGATATATGACATGGCTTCGTGTGTTTATCGTCCCCAGTTGTTGACGGTGCGCTGTCCGGCAAGAACGATGTCGCTGCCGCTGATTTCGCCTTTGACATATACCGTCAATTCGTGTTCTATCTGTTGCGTTGACGTGCCGCCGCTGCCGCTGGTGCCGTTGTATGTAGTCGCAGTTGAACTGCTGCTGCCCTTGTTTGCAAGCGCGGAAAGGCCGGACTTCGCTGCTGCGCCGATTGCGACAAGCGCCGTACCTGCGGCGATAGCGGCGACGCCGTTCAGCGATTCAAGTGCTTTCTTGCAGGCTTCTACGCCAATACCTTCTGCGATAAGAATTTCACCTTCGCGAATGGCCATGTCTGCAAGCGGTGTCAGAAGCGCCGCGATGATTGCGCCAGGATTGACTTCAGACAAACCGAACAGCTGGTCTGTCAGTTCTTGCGCACCGGCGCTGAAGCCTTCTGCGACAGCCTTGCGGAATTCTTCGCCGCGACGTTCTGCTTCTTCCTGAAGACGCTGCATTTCTTCAGTGAACTTGTCGACGAAGCTTGTGTCGATTTCAATCGGTTCTATTTCCAGCGGTTCGAATTCTTCAATATCTTCAGCCATTTGCATAAGTTCGGCCGCGACGATTGCGCTGTCTTCTGCCATATAAGCTTCGTAAAGCGCGTTCGTGTCGATGCCGTGCTGCTGAAGTAGACTTTCGGCTTCAAGATACTGGCCAAGCAGAATTGCACTGTCCTTTTGGCCAGCCTTCACCATTGCTTCGCTGGTGTTGTTGATGTATTCTTCCGTCAGCGCGATCGTGTCAAGTCCATGCTGTTGAAGCAGCGCCTTTTCTTGCGCGTACTTTTCAGACAGTAGTTGCAGTTCGTCTTTCATGCTGTCTTCTGCGCGCTGCTGTATAGCCTGCGCTTCGGAAAGGCCGTTGTCGCCGCCGCCGCTGCTTCGTCGACTGTTCCTTAACGAACCAAGCGTCGCGGTAGCGCGTGCAGATGCGCGTGCCACTTCTGCGTCGATATTGATGACGGCCACTTCGGCTTTCGCCATATTTTCGACAAGTTCGTCAGAAGACATGTCATATTTCTGCGTCATCACTGCGACGTCCTTGACAGCTTGCGTCGTTTCGCTTTCAAGACGCGCAAGACCTTCACGCGCCGCGTTGATGCGCGCTTCGATTTGTCGGTAGCCTTCCGGCGCCATTGCGCCGACGCCATAACTGCTATAAGCGGCGTTCAGTGACGATTCAAGACGTGCTTTTTCCTGTAGATAATTGCGCGACTGCGTGATGATGTCGCGGTTTTGGTTGTAGTTCTTGACAAGAAAGTCGATTTCGTCATCGTTCATCTGTGTCTGCGACTTGAAGATGTCGCGCTGCGCCTTCGCTTCCTGCGACCAGATGTCTTTCTTCGTTTCACCAAGCTGCTTTTCAAGTTCGATGATTTTTTCTGCAGCGGCCTGACGTTCTTTGTCAGACTTGCTTGTGTCGCGCATAATCAGCTGCAGTTCGGCGATTTCCTTTTCAGTCGTAGCGACCTGATAGCTGAACGACGTCTTGCGTTCAAACACTTCGTCAAGCGCGATTGCTGCTTCGCGTGCAAGACGTGCGGCTTCGCGCATGTTGTCGAACAGGTTCGTCCAGCCTTCGCCAGAAGACAGGTTGCGCACGAACGCACCGTAGGCTGCTTTCGCGCCCTGCATCTGGACGTTCCAGGCGTCGCCCCACTTCTGCGTCATCTTCACTGCGTCGGTAGCAAATTTGATAGCAGCTGCAGCAACAGCGGCCCATGCAGCCTTCGCAAGCGGCGCAAGACCTTTCAGACGTTCGCCGAATGTCTTCGTCGTATCTTGCGCGCTGCGCATGCCGCTGTCGAATTCAGACTTCTTCAGTCCAAGCTTGACCCAAAGGTCGCCTATCTTTCCCATGACTATGATGTAGTGTCTTTGTTTCCGTATTTAGAAGCAAACAGTTTGTCAAGAACGGCCGCTTCTTCTGCCGTGACTTGACTTCTTCTGCAAGCGTCGACCGCGTCTTCTTCCGTGGTCTGTTCCCAGGGGAAGCGATAGAACGCTTTCGGCGTTCGCGGCGCGCGGCCTTTCTTGTAGTTCGGCGCAAGCAGCTGCCATGTCTGCCAGCGCGTCAGTTCCCAGTCGTGACGGTGCTTTCTTTCGTGGCCTTCGACGCGCAGGTTGTATTCGTGCATCGAAGTGAATGCCGCTTCGCGTTCGGTCAGACCGCAGTCGCCAATCAGGAACGCTTCGACAGCCAGCCAATCAGGTGCGAACGAAGTTTTTTTTTACTTTCTTCCGGCTGATTGTCTTCGTTCTTCGATTCTTTTGCGCTTTGCGACGCTTCTGACGCGCTTTGAATGAAGTCATGAAGACTTTTACCTGTCAGCGCTTTCAGCGCGAAATCCAGCGCTTTTCCGAAGCTTTTCGGGTCTGCTGTCATGAATGCGTGGAAGTCGCCGCGTTTGTGCGGAAAGTCTTCGACAGATCCGTTGCCGTCCAGCACCCAGGCATTCAGTGCGGCGCAGAACATGATGTCCGCATAGACTTCGTAGACTTCGCGAAGACTGCGTGCGTCGGCTTCGAACGTGACACCGGCAGTCCCTTTGAAGCTATAAAGGTGCGGCGTGAAAAGCATTTCCGCCTTCACGCCGTCACCCAGATTGATAGTGTACCGTAGCGGTCGCATGTGTCACTGTTGTTGATTAAACATGCGTGACTTCGCCGGTAGCGGTCAGACTGATGCTGCGCGATGCGACAGCACCGTAGTCGTTCGTGTCATTGACAGCAGTGACAATGGCCTTGCCATAGTCGCCGGAAGTGAACGCGCCTTCTGCGATGACACCGACGCCCCAGTCGACTTCCGTGCCTGCGACAAGCGCGCTGATAGCGGCGGTCTGTGCAGAATCGGTAGTGTCTGCGAATACGGTGACTTCTACGGTGGCGCCCTTCTTGCCGCTGATGAATTCGGCCCAGGCACTGTCCTTGTCGCTGACTTCGACAGCTTCAGCGGAACGATTCACGCTGTTGGACTGTTCGCCGCCAAGCCAGACATAGCTGCTGCTGACCTTTACATACGCCTTATTGACGTTTCCAAGAACTTTTGACATGATATGAAAAGATTTTTATTGTTGTTAAGATTCAGTGTTTTGCTTTTCGACGGTGATTGTCACGTCTTGAAGCATTCTGTAGATGACGGTCGTGCTGTCAAGCGCTTCCTGTTCGTCGAACATGCGGATCTGTCCAGGAACAATGCCGACAATGTCGAAGCCGGTCAGCGCAAGCGCGCTGTCTGCAAACAGAAGTTCGATGTTGTCTTCGGTCAGCTGCACGATGTCTGCGACCTTTTCCGCGCTGACGCATTCGATTGTCGCCGTTATCTGGCGAAGCGAATTGTCTTTCGTCAGCGGCGTGTCTTCGACGATGCTGTGAATTTCGACGCGCGGATAGTTGGCCGTGCCGCCGATGTTCACACCGTCGCGAAGAAGCGCGCTGCGAATGGCCTTGAAGATGCCGGCGATAGCTGAAGTGAAACGTGACATCACAAATTCTTGTTTATGACAGACTGCACGGCTTCGCTGATAGCCTTGCTGACTGCTTCCTTGTTCTTCTGCACAGCAGGCGCGAAGAACGCGTGTGCGTTCGTTCCGCGACGCCTGATGCGGCGATGAATGAAGAATGCGACGGTGTTCACCGAATTCGCCGCGACACGCATCTTCTTCTTCACCCACTGACGAATCGGTTCAAGCGGCGCGCTGTGCGCCTTTGTTCCGTATTCGACGAACGCTGCGTAGCCGCGACCGCCTTCGTCGCTGAAGAAGCCGACGTCGACTGCGTTCGGATCATTCTGCACGTCCTGGACGCGACCAGACTGCGACAAGCGGCCGGTATTGTTCAGTGTTGCGCCGTTGTGTCCTGCGGTGCGCATGTTCCGCTGCGCCTGCGCGATGATTTCCATGCCGGCTTTCTTGATGCCTTTCATGGATTCTTTCGCGACACTGTCGACGACGCGGTTCATGTTCATGAACACACGGTCAGCACCTTCGACCCATATTCCACTGCTTGCCATAGTCTACGACGCGTTCGGGTTGTCAATCTGATACCAGGCAGACACGCGCAAGAACCGGCCGCGATTGTCGACGCTTTCGGGTTGTGAAAAGTGCAGCTGGTGGCCGCGCCAGCGAATGCCGTCAAAGTCGACGTCGACAGCTCTGAATTCCACTTCAATGCCGATGACGTCGGCCTGCTGGAATGTCATCATTGTCTTCGTCGCAGACATCTGTCTGACGTAGGCATAGACAGTCAGGACGTCAGAAGTAGCAGTCACGGCAGAATGGCCGAAGTCATCTGTCGTGATTGTGTCCTTTGTCAGAACGATTTTGTCGTTCAGTCGTCTGGCGTTCTGTGCTTTTCTTAACATTGCGAAAGGATCTGTGCAAGCGTGTCGGTGTCTGCGCCGTCATAAAGCGCGGTCGCGTACTGAAGTACGACTGCGAACAGACTGTCAGCTTGCGCTGGATCTGGCCGCGTCGTGTACTTGACGACGACGGTTTCAGCAAACGACTGCAAGAAAAGCGCTGACGCGGTCTTCGTGTATTCGATTGCGTTGCCGTTGCCGTCGGTCACACTTTCGATTGTGTCGGGTGTGTGGTACAGATTGATGACGTTGTCGTCGGTCGTTTCACGTTCTGATACAGTCAGCGTCAGCGTGCATGGCAGCAGTGACTTTCCGGCCGCGTCTTGCACGGTCTTCATGGCGCGCACAAGCAGCATCTTCAGCAGCGCGTCGCGTGACGAATCCGGCACGCTGGCGTATTGCTTCAACATGTCAAGCTGTGACTTCTGCGGTTCAGCACACTGGTCGATGTTCAGACGTATCATTTTCTGCGAAAGCGTTTGACGATGTTCTTCACTGTGTTGACGGCTGCATTTTCTTCTGCCTTCTTGACTTCAGCCTGCTTGACTTCGTTCTTGTCTTCGACAGATTCGGTCTTGACAAGCTGATAGTAGCCGTCGGCTATCATTTGACGAATGACAGGACATTCAGCAAAGCGAAGTGTTTCACCTTGCTGAATGCCGTCATGCGACTTGACAACCTTGATTGTCAGAAGATTCATGTTCGCGCCAGATTAAGCGGAAACCTGAAGTGCAGCGATTGCGGTGGTGACGCTGGCGACGTAGATAAGGCCCTTTGCTTTGGGGGTCGGGGTCTTGACCTGTGCGGCCTTACGGAAGTAGACCTTGTAGCCGTCGATTGCGCCGTCGCGCTGGAATTCGAGTTCGTAACCGTTGCCGGCGAAAACTTCGGAACAGGTGCTGTCGGCGACCAGGATTTCGCCGCTGGAAAGACGGTCTGAAGGGAACACGCGGATTCCGTCAAGCATGCCTTTGACCTTGTCGAAAAGGTAGTTGCCGGTGCTGTCCTTCAGGGACTTCAGCTGACGAAGTTCTGCCCAGGTGACGAAAGCGACGTCGGCGTGATAGCCGGACTTCGCAATCTGGTCGGCGGCGTCGAAGATGACGTCGGCGATGTTGGCGCTTGCCACAGCGTGCGAAGCAAGTGCGCTGAATGCGGTCGCAGCGCCCTTCAAGCCGTAAAGCTTGTTCGGATAGGAAGCGTCGCTGCCGGCGCCGGCGTAGATTTCGGCGTCAAGCTTCGCGTCGATAAGGCGTGCGCCTTCATTGACGCAGTAGTTGTACAGCTGTTCGAACCAGTCTTCGACTTCGGTCGAAATGGTCATGTAGGTGGCAATCTTGCCGAATGCGCGCTGTTTCTCTACGAAATTTACGTCGGACTGATTGCTGTTGCTGGCAAGTTCAGCTACATAGTTGGCGCCGGATTCGCTTGTGGCTTCGATCCAGGAAAGCTTGTTGCCGGTGCGCTGGCGAAGACCGAACACCAGAATGAACGCGTTGCTGACAGGGACAGCAGCGTGAATGGTCGGATCGGACTGCAGACCAAGACTGTTGGAAGTGATGCTGCTTGTGCCGATGTTGGTGACTTCCTTCAGTTCGACGGTGATGTTGAACTTTTCGGCCTTCTTGTTCACGAATTCGGCGATTTCGGCCTTCTTTGCGAAGAACGCGTCGCGGAAGTCGCGCTTGAAGTCTGCCGGACGTTCAGCAAGCTGCTTCTTCAGTTCGGCGATAGTGTTGGCCTGCTCTTTGACGGAAGCGTCCAGATTGTCGATGCTGGTCTTCTGCGCGTCAATGGTGGTCTTCTGTTCCTTCACTTCGTTTTCAAGTGAAGCGGCCTTTGATTCGGCCTGTGCGGCCTGCTGCTTTGCAGCGGCCACTTCTGCGGAAAGCTGTTCAGCCTTCTTCTTGATGTCGTTTTCAGGCATGATAGTGATTTTTTAGAAAGTGAATGTGTAGTGTCTACAGATAGTTGATGAACCGGCGCGCTTCTTCGTCGTCGACTGCGGCCTTCAGCTGTGCAAGCTGTTCGTCGGTCAGTGTCTGAAGCTGGCGCTGGAAGTCGTCTGACTTCGCGTCAAGCAGAATCGCTTTCGGATTTGCAGCGCGCGTCACCGGCGAAGCTTCGATGATTGTGATTGCGTCAAGCACGCGCACATCGTATTCGTAGCCTTCGCGTTTTTCGTAGTGATAGCGGTCGGCGTAGTAGCCGATGCTGAATTCAGTGATTGCGCCGTTCTTCAGAAGCAGAATCGCATCTTTGCCGGCGCTTGTGGGAAGAATGTCCGCTTCGATAAGCAGACCGATTGCGTCAGACTTTTTGTCGGTGATGACGCCGATGACTTCGCGACTGTTGTGCTGGTAGCACAATTTCATACGGTCAGCGTCTTCGCTTTTCAGAAAATCGTCGCAAGCTGTCGGCGCAATGATGTCGCCGTAGCTGTCA